ATTTTGATTTGCCGACGCGGTGTCAGTTTCCCGTAGTAGGTACCTGACGTGTAGAACGGGTCGTAGAGGCGATTGAAGTTGTTTAATACGACGGATGCTGAACCGTTGAAGGTGTCCCAGTCGCCACCCCTGCCTCGGTCGATACTCATTGACCGGACACTTGACGTCACTTCAGTCCATCCTGACAACGGCACTAATGGGTTGTAAGTAGGGGTCGGCTCATACGGCCCATCATTGAAGGCAATATAGACGCGAGCTACTGGGTACGCCATTAGGCAGCCATATTCCCAGTGCGACGGTTGTAAGCGTTCAGAACGTCTGAGACGGCCTTCCCGATGGCTACAGGGTCGCCTACGCCAGTCTGGATAGTGACGTGAACGCCGCCACCCATTCCGTCCATCTTTGAAAGTGGAATCACTGCCTCTGGTCCTTTTTCGCCAATGAGAGCCAACTGGGGACTCGTCACGATGCCACCTTTGGCAAGTTGGGGAATGTCTGGGACTTCGAACTTGTTGCCACCAATGAGAGGAACCCACGACGGAATCTTGAAAGCCATCTTTCCAAAGGTGCTATTCCATAGTCCGGCAATGGCGTTGAAAATTGTCTTTGCAACTTTTAGCAAAGTCTGAAATGCGGGGATGGTGACGTTCACTATCCACCATTTGATAGCCCCGAATAGGGCGTCGACGATTGCGCGGAATCCCTCGAACTTCTTGTAGGCGTAGACAAGTCCGGCGATTAAGGCTGCGATTCCAATGACTATTAGTCCAACGGGGTTGAGTGCCATTGCAGCGTTCATGACCATCACTGCAGCAGACAAGACACCGAAAGCGATTGCGATTGCAGTTATTTTGCCTGGGTTCTTTTCTGCCCAGTCGGCGAACTTCTGCAGGTATGGCAACAATTTTTCAAAGACTGGAAGCAATGAGTTTCCGATTGACTCTTTTGTTTCTTTCATGGCAATGGAAAGACGTTTCATCTTGCCTTCAGTGGTGTTGGCTGCGACTGCAGCTACGCCACCGGTGGTCTTAGCCATTGCAGCCATGACCTCCTCGAAGGATGCGCCGTCCTTGATCATCTTGCGAAGTTCGGGGGAAAGTTTCGCTAATGCAGTGAGGTTTCCGCCGTATGCCTTAGCAAGGGCAGTCGTCACAGTTGCCAGTGGTTTTCCTGTGGATGCTGCGATGTCCATTGCAGCGGTGGCAAGTTTCTGGGCTTTAGTGACTGAGCCGGTTGCCTTAGCGAGTGAATTTATAACGGGCCGTAGTTCATCATCGGAGACTCCCAGGAGTTTTCCCTGAACAGATATCCAGTCTTCGTTGGCTTTTATTTGTGCGTCGGTTGCACCGGTTGCCTTTTGAAGTGTTTTTGCCAAAAGTGCCTGCGCTGCCTGGTCAGCCATAGCATCTTTAGTCGCTGAGAACAATGCAGCACCGAGACCAGCAATGGCAGCAGTCGCGGGAATGGCTGCCTTTTTCAATGCGAAGGATGCGCGTTCGCCGTTGGTCTCCAGTTGCCGGAAAGACTTGATCGCTTTTGAAATTCCTTTGTTATCGAAGGTCGAGATAATTGGAATTGACAGGGCCATTAGTTGAGTTCCTTTTGAACGAGTTTGATTGCGTCTAGTGATGCCTTTGTCATTTCGCCTTCAATGTCTCGACGTTTGCGAAAGACTGAGGGTCCAAGATTTCGAGTGTGATTCGGTGCGGGAATTTTTCCGAGACTGTCACCGAGGGCGTTACTGGTTTTGCGTCCGGCTGCTTCCCAGATTGCAGCTCCTGCGTTCATCTGTTGGATATAGATCAGCGAGGTTGCTTCGCGACTTGCGTCGACTTTTAATTTGACGCCTGAGATAGCCCTTGCGATGCTGAACGGAAACTTTTTGGAACCTGCCTGTGACCAGTTACGAGCCATACCGGACAGATATTGCCTTTGATAGCCGTGTTGTACTTCTTGAATGGCGGGTTGCGCGATGCGTGTTGCGTCCTGTACGAACTGTTTACGCAGACCAGGCTCAACCTTGTTGAGTGACCGTATGGCTTCTTTCAAGCCAACAATCTCAACCGTCGCTGATGTCATTGTCGTCTGCTTTTGTTGATTACGTCAATGACTGTGTTCATGTCTTGTATTTCGAATGGTATTTGTGGAGGCCACCACCCAGTCTCTACGAGCAGTTCTGCTAGAGATCGTGAGTAGGTGCCTCCTCGATGGGGTTTGTGGGTTCGTCCGACACGACGTCAATCGCGACCAGTTTCCGAACGTAATCTTCAAAGATTGCCGGAACGGGAATCGAGTTCAGTTTGCAGGATTCGAAAGCCATGAACGCTAGGTCTTCCATTCCTACGCCTGTAGCGAGGTTGGAGGCTTTTTGTTTGAACTTTCGTTCCCAAGCGATTATGACATAGAGGTTCGTTGTAACTTCGTAAGTGGTTTCGTCTGTTGTGACTTTGAGCGTGAGTTGCATTGTTTTCTTTTCTGACTATGGGGTGATGTCGCGAACCCAGGTTCCCCCTGTCCCCGACAATTCGACCTGGGCTAATTCTCCCACAGTTGAGTTGATCGGGGTGAACGAGGAGATCATGAGATTACTTATGACGTATTCTGGATTGCTCGCGGTCTCTGATGTTCCGGATGGCGAGATTGTCATTGTTGTCGTTCCAGTTCCTACGCATGACGCGAGGATTGTTTCGACTTCTCCGACGCCATAGGAAAGAAAGAAAGTGACGCTGACGTCTACGGTTTGAAGACCGCCAGTGAAGCGGTGGCCTGTATCGCCGAACGCGGTTGACTCCAAAGAGTCCTGACCGATTGTCAAAGTGACGGCGTTCGCCTGGTCACTGAGATCAGTTGTCGTCGCCCCCTGGGTAATGCTTATAGTCGCGTTGGATAGGAATGTTGTTGTTGCCATTGTGGCTCCTTAGTTTCTCTTCACGGCGATTGCCACCGTGAGGTCGTAGGTTGGTATGTCTTGCCCTCCGTAGTTCGCATTGCCTGGGCGGGCATCAACGACTGCGATGGACGAGTTCATGATTGTGTCGACTGTTGTCATGAGATAGTCGCCTGAGTCTTGGTTGCCTGGTGGAGCTGCCAAGACTCGGACGGGAATCCGAAAGTCGCCAACGTTGTATGTCCATGATGTCATTGAGGGGAGTTCAATCATGACGGACATTGGGCGCGCGTTTCGGGGATCTGTGACAGGTTTAAGACCCAACGCGGTAAGGGCGGTTTTGATTGCATTGACTGCGTCGACGAGGATGCCTGACGCGGCCATTAGGCGACCTGTGGTCTTCCGCAACCAATGAGGGCCATAATGCGTCCCATAGTTGAGGGGATAGGGATTGTAGACATTGAGTCAAATGAGGCGAAGGAATCGGCACTTCCGCGCTCGCGATACAGGGTTGAGGCATAAAGAATCGTCCCGAGTTTCACCGATGCGTCCGGCACTGTTGACTGACTGTCTGTGTAGCCCGCTTCGCGACGTTTGCGATAAATATATGAGTTTGCAGCGTTTACACAAGTTGCGATATATGCAGTGTCGTTGGCGGTTGCGACGTCAATGCCTAAGAATTCCAGCACCATCGCTGAAGTACACCAGGTGACTGCAGGGCTGAAAGTGACTGTGCCAGTAGCAACGGAACGGTCAAAGTCCGTCCCTGCGTTGACATACAAGAACTGGTAGAGACGAATGACATCGGAGTCAAATTCAAGGTCGCCCTCGTCAGATACCCCGATGAATTCGAAGTCTTGCGTTGAGACAATTGTAGCCGTAGCCGAGAATCCGTGACTTGCGCCTGCGATAACCACAGAATCCCCGACTTGGATACCAGTCTCAACAAGAGTCTGGAGAACGGCGTACCCATCGAGGCGCGTATGAAACGCGAGATCGTAGGTAGCCATTGTTCGTCCAGTCTTCTTTTAGTTGTGGATCAGGTCAGGTTGAAACGACGGAGACCGCCAGCAATGGTGACGATTGGGCAGAAGTAGCCGTAGATCATTGCTTCAATTTCGCCTGATACTGGAACATTGACTTCAAGCATGAGTT